CCCGGCGGCGGTGGTGGTGGGGGCGGCGCAGGTCACGGCGTCAACTCTGGCGCTGGCGGCAATGGCGGCAACGGTTATGTTCGCGTAGTCACATTCTTCTAATCATGCCGAAGCAATTCCTTCTCAATCCTGATGGCAGCATTCCTGCCAACATCAATCTTCAGGCTCTGCAAGAGGCTGGAATCCCACTTGTTCTGCCTACACCTATGCCGAGGACTCCGGGTATGGTAGCCATCGAGCAGGAGCCGCAACAGGACGCTGACGGTGTTTGGCGACAGTTGTGGATTGAAGTGCCAGCTCCTGTACCACTACCAGAGGAATCTATTGAATGAGCTGGGAAGAGATCGAGGCCATTGGCCAGGCCACCGACATCCGCGAGGTCGAGCAAAAGCGTGAGGACTTGGCCAAGCTGACCCTGCGGGTGTTCGGCTCCGAGGACGGCCAGAAGTTACTGCACTGGCTCAAAGACATGTATGTGAATGTGCCCATCGCCGTGCCGGGCACAGACCCCTCACACGCCTACTTCGCCGAGGGGCAGAGGACGGTGGTGAGGGATATTGAGGTACGGATTAACACTGCAAGGAAACTATGAGCGACACAGCAACCGTCGAGCCCGGTGGCACCGGCCTACTTGACAACGTGCAAGTGACTGATGACACCCCAAAGACAGACAACCCTCAGACCACAGAAATCAGCCACAAGGCTGCAGCCCCAGGCGCACCAGAGCCAGACGAGCCCCTGGAGCGCCCAGACTTCTGGCCAGAGAACTTCTGGAAGAAGGACTCCAACGAGCCCGACCTGGAGGGCATCGCCAAAAGCTGGTCAGATCTGCGCAAGCAAATCAGCCAGGGCAAGCACAAAGCCCCGGCAGACGGCAAGTACGACCTCAAAGCCTTTGGCGAGGAGGCTGACACCAACCCCATCGCCTCGACCCTGTCAGGCTGGGCCAAGGACAATGGCTTGTCCCAGGCTGCCTTTGACGATCTGGTCACCAATCTGCAGACACAAGCCAAGGAGCTGATGCAAGGCGATATGGTTGACCCGGCAGCCGAGATGAAGCAACTTGGCCCTAATGGCAACGCAATCGTCAGCGGCATGGTAGATTGGGCTCGCGGCTTGGTCAACAAGGGAGTCTGGAGCAAGGACGACTTTGAGGAGTTCAAGATCATGGGCGGCACCGCTCGCGGGATCACTGCGCTGATGAAGGTGCGAGAAGCCTACGAAGGCCGGGTGCCCATCGAGTCGGCCCCGCTTGAGGGCGTGCCCAGCAAGGAGGAGCTCTACGCCATGGTCGGCGATCCACGCTACAAGACAGATACAGCATACCGGCAAAAGGTTGAGCGCATGTTCAACATGTTTGCCAAATAGATCGGGGCTCTCCACCCCGTCTGCCGAAAGGCAGTTGCCCTTGACCCAGCTACGGCTGGGTCTTTTTTGTACAACAGTCAAGCCCCCCTGTTGCACTGTGGCAAAAAAGCCATACAATCGTGGCAAGGCTTATCGGGAAACCGACCCCCAACCGCAGTGGATGCTGACGACCGGCTGCCGTAAGCAGCAAGCACAGGCCCGGCTTACCGGCTCACCGAGCGACAAACCCTGATCAATCAACCGAATGAGGTAATCAAATGAGCGTTTCTCTCTCAAACGCCTTTGTCACACTCTTCGACGCAGAGGTCAAACAGGCTTACCAGGGCAAAGCAATGCTGGTGGGCGCTGTGCGTCAGCGTCGAGGTGTCGAAGGCTCCACTGTCAAGTTCCCCAAAGTCGGTCGAGGCGTAGCTACTGCTCGCGTCACCCAGACCGATGTCACCCCGATGAATGTCGGGTTCAGCACTGTCACTTGCACGCTGAGTGACTTCAACGCCGCCGAGTACTCGGATGTGTTCTCGCAGCAGAAGGTCAACTTTGACGAGCGCTCTGAGCTTGTCCAAGTGGTCGGCAATGCAATTGGCCGCCGCCAGGATCAACTGATCCTCGACGCGCTGTCGGCTGCATCTGGCACTGGCACTGTGGCGAATTCTATTGGTGGTGCAAACACCAACATGAACATCTCCAAGCTGCGCGAAGCTGCCAAGATCTTGAACGCGAAGAACGTGCCCTCCGATGGCCGCCACATCATCATTCATGCCAACTCTTTGGCCGCGATGTTGGAGCAGACCTCGGTGACCAGCTCGGACTTCAACACGGTCAAGGCTCTGGTGCAAGGTGAGATCAACGCCTTCATGGGCTTCCAGTTCCATGTGCTGGGTGATCGCACTGAAGGTGGCCTGCCCATCGACGGCTCCAGCGACCGCACGCTGTACGCATTCCACCGGGATGCAATCGGCTACGCGGAAGGCATCGCCCCCAAGACTGAGATCAACTACATCCCCGAGAAGACCAGCTGGCTTGTCAATGCCCTGTTCTCTGCCGGTGCTGTGGCTATCGACGCCGAGGGTATCGTCAAAATCACCGCACGCGACACTGCGGCTGCGGCTTAAAGGAGGGTCTGAAACATGGCTTACTCTGCAGACGGCTTTACCGCCTATAGCGCCTCTAAGCGAGGCAACGCCCCGTCGATGTACGGTTACAAAACGACCGACACCATCGCGGATGTCAACACCGCCGGCTACTTCAACTCGCTGTCCAGCGTGCTTGAGGTTGGCGATGTCATCCACTGCGTGACCTCCACCGGCTCCACCGCCGTGGTCACCCTGGTGTATGTTGTCTCCAATGCTTCTGGCGTTGTGGATGTGACCGATGGCACCACGCTGTCGAATACTGACAGCGATTAATCGCTGGCGGTAACAACCGGGCCAACTTCTGCAAACAGCGGAGGTTGGCCCTTCTCGCATTAAGAGGTTCACATGGCTGCTGGCGACACCGGGATCACAATCTGCTCTGATGCCTTGCTGCTGATCGGGGCCAGGGCAATATCGTCTTTCAATGACGGCACAGACGAGTCGAGCGTATGCGACCGCCTGTACCCAGACATCAGGGACTCGACCTTGATGATGTACCCGTGGACGTTCAGCATAAAGAAGGCGCAGCTCGCGCAACTGCTGACCACCCCAACCAGCGTCTGGCGCTACCAGTACCAATTGCCGGGTGACCGCTTGGCCTCTCCCAGGCTGGTTGTCCAGAGTTCTGCGCAGGGCTCGCCGATCCAGAAGGATTGGGAGATCCAGGGTGACGTACTGCTCACCAACCTGCCCAGCGTTTTCATCGACTACCAGTACAGCGTACCTGAGTACGCCATGCCCCAGTACTTCGTGCAACTGCTCAAGTATCAGGTGGCTTGGCACATCGCCGAGACCGTGACCGAGCAGCAGGACAAGGCCACCAAGTGGCAGCGCGTGGCGCTCGGCGACATCTCCGAGAACGGTCGCGGCGGCTACTTCCGCACAGCCGCTCAGATCGACGGCCAGAACAATCCCGTGCGTGTGATTGAAGACTACAGCCTGATCGCAGTGAGGAACTGATGCCGAGGTTTGTTGACTTCACCACCAACTTTGCAACGGGCGAGCTCGACCCTTTGCTGCGTGCGCGGGTGGATCTGCAGGCCTACAACAACGCCCTGGCCAAAGCCACCAATGTGCTGATTCAGCCCCAGGGTGGCCTGCGCCGCCGGCCTGGCACCAAGCACATTTTTGAACTGCCAAATAGTTCTACACCCAGCGCTGGCAATGGCGTGCGATTAGTGCCGTTCCAGTTTAGCGTAGACGACAGCTACATGTTGTGTTTTACCCACAACCGCATGCATGTCATCAAGAATGGCGCGGTGGTGGCCAACATCAATGGCAGCGGCAACAGCTACCTGACAACCACCATTGGCAGCACCATCGTGGATGACATGTGCTGGACACAGTCTGCCGACACCCTGATTGTGGTGCATCCAGATCTGCAGCCGGTACGCATCACCCGCACCAGCGACAGCGCTTGGACGGCCGCCGCCATCACCTTTGACAGCATCCCCAAGTACGCATTCAATATTGACTTTCATACCAACAACGGCTCAACGCTGACGCCGTCTGCTGTGTCTGGCAATGTGACGCTGACCGCCTCGACAACGCACCATGACAGCGGTGCTGCGCAGGCCGGCTCAAGCACAACCATCACGCTCAAATCGACGGCCAGTGCGACGAATGAGGTCTATAGCGGCATGTATGTCACTATCACCAGCGGCACTGGTGCTGGTCAGATAAGGCTCATTGAGTCTTACAACGGCAGCACCAAGGTGGCCACCGTTGATGTCGCATTCACCACAGCTCCAGACGCCACCAGCAACTACGAGGTCACTACCTGGACGACACTGTCTGTCAACCAGTACGTCAACGTGCAGCCACAGGGCCGGGCCAGGATTCTGCGCTACGTTTCTTCGACCGTGGTCGAGACGGTGACCGAGTACCCGTTCTTCAATACCACTGCCATCGATGCTGGTCGCTGGGAATTGGAGCACAACTACGAGGATGTCTGGTCGAGCGCCAAGGGCTGGCCACGCACGGTTACGTTCCATGAGGGCCGCTTGTACTTTGGTGGCAGCAAGTCGCGGCCATCGACGATCTGGGGTTCCAAGATCGGCCTGTTTTTTGACTTTGTGCCTAACGAGTCTCTGGATGACGATGCGGTTGAGGCCACGCTAGACACCAACGATCTGAATGTCATCACAGACATCATCTCTGGTCGAGATTTTCAAGTGTTTACGACAGGCGGCGAGTTCTTTATCCCACAGCAGGGCTCCGACCCTGTCACGCCTCTGACCTTCACGTTCAAGAACGTGAGCCGCAACGGCATCAAGCCCGGCACCCGCGTGCAGTCGGTGGAGTCTGGCTCGATCTACATCCAGCGCCAGGGCAAGTCGCTCAACGAGTTCATCTTCAACGACACCCAGCTGACCTACATCACCCAGCGGATCTCGCTGCTGTCTGGCCACCTTCTCAAAGGGCCGCAACGCATTGCCCTGCGCCGGGCGTCAAGCACCGAGGAGGCCGATCTTCTGCTGATGACCAACACCGATGACGGCAGCATGGCGGCATTCAGCATCATGCGCAGCCAGCAGGTGACCAGCCCGTCTGAGTTCATTACAGATGGCTCATTCATCGATGTCGGTGTGGATGTCAACGCGATCTATGTGGTTACCAAGCGCAGGTTCAACAGCGTTGACAGGTACTTCATCGAGCTGTTCGGCTACGAGTATTTCACTGACTGTGCTTTTGTCGGTGGTGCTGCAGCTAGTATCGGCTCTGGCCTACCGCACATTGGCAAGTCTCTCAACGTGATCTGTGATGGATCGCCCCAGGGCAATGAGACCGTGAGCGCTGGCGGCGCAGTTACATTCGACCGCGCATCAGCTATCAGCTACGAGGTGGGCCTGCCAATCACGGTCTATATCAAGACCATGCCTGCCGAGGTCAAGCTGCAGACCGGCAGCCGGGTGTCGTTCAAAAAGCGCATTGTGGAGATCAGCGCCGTGGTCAACAAGACGCAGAACATGATCATCAACAATCAGCCTGTTGCGTTTCGCCTGATGGACAACCCATTGCTCGATCTGCCCATCCCGGAGTACACCGGCATCAAGCGGGTCAACGGCGTGCTGGGCTATAACCGCGAGCAGTCCATCGAAGTATCTCAAAATCTGCCGGTCAAGATGAACCTGCTGGGCCTAGACTACCGCGTAGCCGTTTTCTCAGGAACATGACATGGCACTGACACAAGGACAAGCAGTTGGAATCGCAGGGGTAATCGGTGCCTATGGCGAAGCCCAGGCGCAGAAGGCCGCCGCGATCAACCAACAGACCAGCTACCTGCTGCAGGCGCGTGACACCCTGGCGGTGGCTGAAGTGCGTGCCGACATGGCCGAGCAGTACGCCACCATCCAGGCTGGCCGCACCATCAAGAAGGCTGAGATCGAGGCGCAGAACTACCAGATCGCCGGTAACACCCTGCTCAAGAACATGCGTGCTACCAACGCCGCTGTGAGGGCCAGGGCCGCTGCCAGCGGTGTGGTGCTGGGTGAAGGGTCTGTCCAGGCGGTGCAGCGCGAGAACGTGGCCGCAACCATGCGCGATGTTGGCATCGCTGACCTCAATGCATTGACTGCGCGGGTGCTTGGCTTTGAGGATGCCACAGCCATGCTGCAGTCCACCGATTATCAGAACACGCTCAACCTGTACAGCGCTCGCAGCCAAGCTGGTCAACTCACCGCTGCTGGCACTGCAGCTCGCAGGGCTGGCGGCATCCTTGCTGGTGCAACGCTGACCAAGGCCGGGATTGACTACTTAAAGGTGAGATAAGCATGGCCACGCAACGAATTGAATCAGGTCAGATGCAGATCCGCTCGGTGGGTGGCGTGCCCATGACCCAGGTGCAGCAGCAGGGGGTGGACTACATCGCGCCGAGAGTGGCCGCACAGGGCGCAGGCCAGCTCGCCCAGATCCTCGACCGCATGAGCGCGAGTGCTTTCCAGGCTGCCGGTGTTATGCGCCAGCAGGAAGGTTTGGAATTTGCGGCGCAAAACCCGCTGACACCAGAGCAGTTGCAGATGGCCAAAGACGGCCTGCCGTTGGGCGTTGGTAAGACCACCTCGCTAAATTTCTTCGATCAAGCGGTGGCCAAGGCTCGCAGCCTGGAGCTGGCTGGGCACTTTGAGATTGAAGGTCGCAATGAGTTGTCCAAGATGTTGATGGATGTCGAGGCTGGCAAAGTCAACTCTGAGCAAGTCAGCGCCAAAATCAAGACCATGTCGGATGGCTATTCAAAATCGCTGGCCAGTATTGATCCAGAAGCATCAATCAAGTTTCGAGCGACCATGGCCACGCACGGTAACACCGTGCTCAATGCCGCCTACAAGGCCGAGCTTGATCGCGCCAAAAACCAGCGCATTGCCAAGTTCGACTCTGACTTTGACAACAGTGTCAGGCTGCTGGAAGCTACTATCTCGCAGGGCAGTTGGACTGACGCAAATGGCCAGTTGAGATCTATCGACGAGATGGCTGATGTGTTTCGCAGGAATGTGCTGACTCAATCTTTGCTGCTTGGCGACAAAGCGCTGCAGACCGAATACAGCACTAAGTTTGAGACCGCATTGCGCAATGCCAAGATCAACGCCGTGACCAAGGCTTTGATGGCTGATGCCAACATGGCAGATCCAGAGGGCACGCTGCAAAAGCTCAAGGCAGGCGACCTTGGCAATATGAGCCCAGTGCTGAAATCCATGATCACCAACGACTTTGACGCGGTGGCCAAGGTTACCGCTAATTTTATGGTGGCCGTCAACCAGCGCAAATCAATTGCTGATGCAAATGCTGCAGCCATTAAGAAGCAGGGCGAGGACATGGCCATCAATTTGCTGGAGCAGATCTTTCCGCTGCCGGTTGGCAGTCCAAAAAGAAAACAGCTTATTGACTCGCTCATCGCCCTGCCACCGGGCTCGGTGCCTATTGACACGCTCAAAGAGTTGCTTGAGCCACAAAAGCAGGAGACCAATCAAGCCGTCTATTTTAACCTGCTCAATGGCATTTATAACAATACGATCACCGACTCTAGCCAGATTTGGGGTTTGGTTGGCAAGGGGCTCGATGGCAAAGACGCAGTGGCTGCGCTCAAAATTTTGCAATCCGAAGACCGGCGCGATAGCGCAGAGCTTAACAAAATCATTGCAAGACTTGCTGGTGTGCCAGTGATTCCTGGGATGTCAGTTGTAATTGATCCAAAAGGCGCAGAGTTTCAACGAATGAATGAACTCAGAGCACAAGTTCTGCAAATTCAAGCTGCTGCCGCTGCGCAAGGAAAAACTGTTTCAAATAAAGATATTGAAACCCAGTTGATGAACGGTGTTACTGCAAGTAGAAACACCGAAACCGCTAGAGCTGCACAAAAGCGACTTGAAACATTTGCACGCCGGGCAGATGGCAGCGCTGTTCCTGGGCGAGATTGGATTACTGGCCCAGTGACCTTGGAAAATCTGCCAACGCTAAAACAAAAAGCTGGCAATGATGTCAACAAATTGCGACAAATTGACGAGCTGGAAAAACTATTAAAGCAGGCCGCTGGAGAAACTGTTTCCGCGCCATTGCTGCCGCCGCCATCTATGCCAGCCCCGGCCCCGGCCCCGGCCCCGGCACCAGCACCAGCCCCCACCCCAGCACCGGCCCCGGCACCAGCACCAGCTGCTGCGCCTGCGCCTGTGCGTGCAGCACCGGCTCAAGCACCGGCTCCAAGACCAGCTCCAGCACCTGCGCCGGCCCGAGCCCCAGCCCCAGCCCCAGCTGCCGCTCCCGCTGCTGCAAGTGCGCCATTGCCAGCAGGCATGGCGGCGGTTATCGCACGTTTGACACCCGCAAAAAAACGGGAGTACGAACTCAAGAGCGCAGAGTATCAACGCTTAACGACTGAGCTCGGCGACAAAAAACTTCCCAGAGCTAAAGCCGAGCAGCTTATAGACAGACGCCAAGCCATAGAAGACGAATTGAGAGATGGCTTCGGTTTTTCGTACAACCATGTACGTTACTTGTTGGAAACCGCGCCCGACTTTAAACAAAAATAAAACATGACCACTCAAAGATTTAAACAAGCAGCAGGAGAAAAGTAGTGGCTTACAGCACAATTGAAAATGCGTATCTGTCGGCCCTGGCTTCTTATCAGTTTCCAGACCCGCCGGCTGCGCCAGAGATAACCGCGCCCGAGCAGCAGCCAGAAGATGTGCTGCTGGCCGCCGGCCCGAGCGGCACTATGACCGATGCAGGCGGCGGCATGCCGACGATCAGGGCCATTGAGCCCACGCGCTTTGAGAAGGCGCTGGAGGCCACTGGTTTGACGTTGGAGCAGGCTGGCCGCTTCCTGGATAGCCTGGGCCAGGTTGATGTGCCGTTCCTGGGCAAGATCAGCCTGGCCGACTTTGTACCATTCGTCGGCACCGCCAAGCCTGGTACCCGTAGTGTATTGGCCCCAGCTGAATGGCAGGGCACGCCGATGGCGCTACAACAGGCAGGCACTGGTCAGTCATTGACCCGCGGCACTGGTTTTGCGCGACAGCTTACAGAAGATGCATCTCTGGCCGCCATGGATGTCGGGCTCAACATTGTGCCTGTGGGCAAAGCTGTGGCTGCTGGCGGCAGGGCTTTGGCCCCGACAGCCGGGCGCATGGCCGGCGAGCTGCTGCAGCGCCAGGGGCTGGTCATGCCGGCGGTGCCGCTGGAAAAGTTCGGACAAGTAACCACAAAGTCGGCGGCAAAAGTGAAAAGCGGCACTGTCAAGTTATCGACCAAGGTGGCCAGTGGTCAGAATTTGCAGCTCGCACCAGAGTACCGGGTCAAGGTGGAAGGAGCATACACACCAGAGGGCAATGGCCAGAATATCACCAACGTGGTGAACCCAGGAAACTACACCGATGTTGCCACTCGCCTGGACGATTTAGCCACTGCATTCCCTGATCCGCTTGCGTCGAATGAATCCTTTTCGACTATGCTGGCCAATGTCTACAACTCCACCGAAGTGCCAATCCCACCGCGCTGGATGGTGGACAACGTCAACGACATGACCAAGTGGTCGCAATGGTTTGGCAGCATGACAAAGGGTCAGCTCGATGAGGCAGCCAGAGGCTTTGCTGTGGTGGACAAGTTCAAGGGCGCATATCAAAGCGGCGCGGCTCAAGCAGATACCACTGGCACGCTAATGTTCTGGGCAATGTTGTCTCGCCGTGCATCCGCTTACCCGCATGAGTCTGGCTTCCTCGACTTGGCCGAAGCCATGCAGCCAATCATTCAGAAGGCGGTGCGCGGGGAATATACCCAGGCAGACGTTGACGCTGGCCTGGAGATGATCAAAAAGACCATACCTGCCGGCAGCCCCGGCAACATGGTTACCAGTAACGCCAACGATTATCTGCGCGTCTTCCTACCAAAGATGAGTGAGAAGCTGCCAGATGGTCGCACGAAGCTGCAGGCGCTGCATGACATGATCGCCAACCCGCAAATGACCGGCCCCATGATTCGACGCGAGTTCTATGGGCTGGCTGAGAATGTGGGCATCAAGAACAAGGTGCTCTCTTTCGCCTTGCTGGTGTCTGGCCGCGATGATGTGATGGTGTTAGACCGCATCCAGATTAACCGCCTGTTTGCCGGCGGCGAAAAGATCTACGACGATGTGGCCCACCTGTTTGATGGTGGCCCTGGCCTTGCTATTTATGAGGGCTTGGAGCGCTCATTGGGCGCTAGAGTCAAGGATCTCTACAACATGGTTGGCCGAGGCAATGAAGCCAGCCTTGGCCGCTATCACTGGGAAAGCTGGGTGCTGTCATCTGGCCAAGAGGTTGCGCACCCGACTCTGGAGACCATCGTCAAGAAAGCAGAAGGCGCGGCCACACCGTTTTCCAATGTGCCGGTCAAAGAAGGACGCATGCATGAGCGTGCTTTTGGTGTGACGTATGAGCGCACTCCTGGTGGCGGCAACCGCTTTGTGTACCCAACGGCTGGCGGCAATCAGTACGCCATGACCAAGGCAGACCTGGATGAGCTGTTTAACCATGTTATGGACAAGAAAAATGGCATCATCCCTGATGATTTTCCAGGGGTAAAATACTTCTCCAAGGACACACTGGAAAACGGCAGTCCTAATCCATACTTTGGCAAGCCATGGTATTCATGGCCAGGAGTAAATCGTGAACTCATTGACGACTTTGCAGCAGCCATTGGCTCCCCAATCCAACCCGCTGGATCTGTTTCGAGAACTGGCGCAAGTAACGCTTCCAATGGATCCGAGCGAACCAGAGGAAGAGCTGCTACAGGAAGACAGCAGACAGGCGTAAACCAGGGCGATACGGCCTTGCGACAAGGAGCTAAGTGATGGCCATCTCTCAACAGCCCCTTGAGCAGAGACTAGGCCAGATCCTGCCGGTTGCTGCGCCCGGCACCCCGGCCGATCAGATCCCCCTGGAGCCCATGCCTGGTGCGGCCCAGGACATGATGGCCGAGCCCCAGCCAGATGCAGAGATCGGCACGCCCAGCATGGAAGAAGGCGTGCAAGTTGCTGGTCTTTCAGATGCAGCAATCCGCAAGATAATCACCCGGCAAGCCCCAAAGGCCGAGCGCAATCTGGTGCCAGAGGCAGCCCGTGCTCTGCCCGGCGAGCTACCAGATGCAGCCAAGGCTGGCCGCTTTAAGCTGATTCCCGAGGCTGACCAGCCGCTGACACAGGCGGTAGGCGCTGCCGTCAAAGCCCGACAGGCTGCAGCTCCCAACCTTGGTAAGCCCGGCGGCACGCCCGATGAGCCGTTCAACCTGTCGCGCTACCAGACCGAGGATGCAGCGGCCATTGTGGGCGGCGTGGCTGACGCGCTGAACATCCGCACCAAGGCGGTGACCTTTGATGAGATCAAGGCCAAGGCCGCCGAGTCTGGCATCAGTGAGGCATTCCTGTCCAGGCTGATCGGCAGCGATGGCAAGATGATGGCCAACGCCGTCGAGACCTACAAAGCGCTGGAGGTGCTAGAGTCCAGCGCCAACGAGCTTGATCGCCTATTCAAGCTGGTCAACTCTGGTCAGGCCACCGATGTGGACAAGCTGGTGCTGCGCCAGCAGATCGCCTTCCATGGCCTGATCCAGCGCGGCGTGAAGGGCATTCAGACCGAGACCGCCAGATCGCTGGCTGTCTTCCGAATCCCCCGCGATGGCAACGCCGCCATCGTGCGCCAGGTCATCGACGAGTACGGCGGCGATGCTGCCCTGTCTGATCTTGCCAAGTCCTACCTGACGATAGAGTCTCGGGCAGCTCGCAATGCGCTGGTCGAAAAGTCCATGATGTCTGGCATCAAGGATGTCTGGTTTACCACCTACATTAACGGGCTTCTATCCAGCCCCGTGTCGCACGCCAAGAACATTGTCTCCAACAGCACCTTTGGTCTGTATCAGATCCCTGAGCGCTTGATGGCCGCCTTCTACAGCAATGTGCTGCCACCCGGCGTGCGCTCATTCAAGGCATTGGTGCCAGGAAGCGAGGCCGAGAAGATCGGCTACGACGAAGCGCTGACTATGATTCAGTCACTGCGCAACGGGTTGGTTGAAGGTTTTGATCTGGCCACCACTGCGTTCAAGAAGAACCAGCCAAGCGACCTGATGAGCAAGATCGAGGCGCAGCGCGGCACCACCGTGCCATCTATTAGCTCGGCGGCATTCGGCATAGAGCAGGACAAGTGGCTGGCCAAAGCCGTTGACTACTACGGCACCGCCATCACCCTGCCCGGCAGAATGCTCATGTCTGAGGACGAGTTTTTCAAGGGCGTGCTTTACCGCATGGAGCTCAACACCCAGGTCACTCGGCGCAGCAAATCGGTCTACCGCGAGGCGCTGGACTCTGGAATGCCAGAAGCAGATGCTCTGGCCAAGGCCGAGGCCGAGGCGATCAGCCTGTTCCAGAACCCGCCCCGAGACCTGGACGAGGCAGCATCCCTGTTTGCCCAGAAGGGCACCTTCACCGCCGATCTGCCCCCAGCGCTCAAAAGCCTGCAGCAGACCTTTAACCACCCTGCCCTCAAGATCGTGGTGCCGTTCTTTAAGACCCCGGCCAACATTGGCCTACAGGTCATTGAGCGCACCCCGTTCGCCCCGCTGTCCTCGCAGTGGCGAGAGGAGGTCGCCAAGGGCGGCGTGTACCGCGACATGGCCCTGGCCAAGGTCACGCTGGGCTCGGCGGTGCTGGCCACCTTTGCGGCTCTGGCCGGCGAAGGCAGCATTACTGGGCGCGGCCCAGCTCGCAAAGCCGACCGCGATGCACTGACCCGCGATGGCTGGCAACCGTACTCGCTCAAGATCGGCGACAAGTACTACAGCTACAGCGGCATGGAGCCGATCTCTGCGCTGTTGGCTGTGGCCGCTGACTATGCGGAATACGCCAAGCATGAGCAGGACGCCAGCAAGATTGAGGAGGTCTTCCTGGGCGGAACCTATGGCCTGTATGAGTACCTCAAGGAGCAGCCCTACCTCCAGGGCGTGGCCGAGGTGGCCAAGCTGCTAGGCACTACCCAACAAGGTGAGGTGGACGGCAAGAAGATTGTGGACGGGCTGGTAAAGCAGTTCGGCGGCTTCGTAATTGGCGGCTCGCCAGCGGGTGCTTACGGCTCGCTGCTGGCCGGCATCGAGCGCCTGTCCGACCCAACCAACCGGGACACCCGCGCCAGTCCGGAGCTGCCCATGGGCGTGCGCGGGTTTGTCGAGGCATTTAATCGGTACAAGTCGCGCCTGCCCTACTTTAGCGCTGACTTGCCCGAGGCGCTCAATCTGTGGGGCGAGCCGACCAAGTCAGGCACGGGCGCGGCCTATGAGCTTGTGCTGCCAACCCGCGTGACACCCCAGCAGTTCAGCGAGGTGGACGATAAGTTGGTGCGCATGGGCTCGCCCATTGGTATGCCTGAACGCAAGATCGACGGCGTCGAGATGGATGCCTTCCAGTACAACCGCCTGTTGACCATCTACGGCAAGGAGCTGCCGGCCAAGCAGGGGATTTTGGACATCATGCAGACGCCGGGCTTTGATCTGCTGTCGTTGGACGACCAGCAGAAAACCGTGCAGCGGGTGCATAGCAAATTCATGGACGCCGCCAAGCAACAGCTCAAGATGGAGGAGCCCAGTTTGCAGGCCAGGATCGACGAGCTCAAAGAGCTGCGCAAGGCCAACGGGCTCTATTACAAACCAGATTAAAACCGTACAATTGTCAATCGGAAGGAATGCATCATGGCAGTGCCAATAAGTAATGTGACCCGCAGGCAAGTCTACGCGCCAAGTGGCGCTGGTGGCGCTGGGCCTTATGCCTTCACTTTTGAGATCCTGGCGAACACCGACATTGCGGTCTACAAGGACGATGTCCTGCTGACGTTGACTACCCACTACACCGTGGTCATAAACGCCAATGGCACTGGCTCGGTGACTATCACGGCTGCTGGGCTGGCGCTGGCACCGGCCAGCCCAACCCAGTACGCCATTGTCGGCAACCGCACCATCTCGCGCACCACTGACTTCACCACGGGCGGTGACTTCTTTGCCAACGTGCTCAACGACGAGCTCGACCAGCAGACCATCTTTGCGCAGCAAAATGCTGAAGGATTGCAGCGTGCTTTACAAGCACCACAGACAGATCCGACAAGCATCAACATGACGTTGCCTAGAGCGTCTGACCGAGCAAACAAGACGCTAAATTTTGATGCAAATGGAAACCCAATTGCTGGCTTAACTGTTACTGCAAATGCCGCAGCTAATGTTGCAACGTGGCTTGGCACTCCATCGTCTGCAAATTTACGCGCAGCAATGACAGATGAAACTGGCACTGGCGCACTGGTATTTGCTGACGCCCCAACATTTAGCGGCAACCCAATTTTTTCAGCCGGCACCGCCAACGGAGTGGCCTACCTCAATGGCAGCAAGGTGCTGACCACGGGGAGTGCGCTGACGTTTGATGGGACGAATTTGGGTCTTGGAGGCGCACCTGTTGCCGTTGGCTCTAGCCCGGTGCTTGAGATATACAGCGGAGCAAACAACGGCATCCTGAAGTTCACCAACAGCACTACGGGCACGACCAATTCTGACGGAACTTGGCTTTATCAGCCTGCTGGCAGCAACAATTTCATTGTTCAAAACCAAGAGTCTGCCGGTGATTTGCGGTTGTTCTCGACAACGCACATTTGGGGCAACCACAATTACTCGACGGAATATATGCGCCTGACCTCTACCGGGTTGGGCATTGGGACGAGTTCGCCGGGGGTAAGACTTCAGATTGGCAACCCATCTGATTCCAACCAAGCGTTGCGTTTTGACTTTACTGATAGCTCAACAGCAAGAATTAACTCAACTCGCGTCGGTTCTGGAAATCTTCAATCTTTGTTGTTGGCTGGTCAAGATACGCTGCAATTTTCAACGGCTGGCTCAGAACGCGCCCGTATCGACAGCAGTGGGAATTTGCTGGTGGGGACTACGACAACTGGCTTTACAAACTCTCGTTCGTTCACCTTCCAAGGTGTTGGGGACGGCAAAGTCTACATCAATCACTCCACGTTGAATGGGAATGGAGACGGTTTCATTGGTTTTGGGTACAACGGCGGACAAATCGGCTCAATCACCCAAAGCGGCACCACAGCAGTCGCGTACAACACATCCTCCGATTACCGCCTAAAAGAAAACATCCAGCCGATGACGGGGGCGTTGGCTAAAGTTGCCGCTCTAAAACCCTGCACCTACAAGTGGAAGTCAGACGGCTCAGATGGTCAGGGCTTTATAGCCCATGAACTGCAAGAGGTTTGCCCTGATGCGGTTACGGGTGAGAAAGATGCTGTGAACGAAGACGGCAGCATCAAGCCCCAAGGCATCGACACATCGTTCTTGGTGGCAACCCTCACGGCGGCAATCCAAGAACTCAAAGCCGAGTTCGATGCATACAAAGCAACCCACCCTTAAAGGAGCGTAAATCATGACCACCATCACTTGGACAATCTCTCAGCTTGACCGCCGCACCTCTGACGGTTTCGTGACCACCGCTCATTGGCAAGCCACTGCTGTGGACGGCGACTACAGCGCCAGCATCTACGCTACCTGCTCATGGTCAGAGGGCCAGCCGACAACGCCCTACGCATCCCTGACTCAAGATCAGGTGCTTGGGTGGTGCTGGCAAAGCGGCGTGGACAAAGCTGCCACCGAGGCCGCACTGGCACAGAACATCGCCGCGCAGAAGAACCCTGTGAGCGCAGCAGGAGTACCTTGGTGATGGCTACTGTTGACGCGACTGATGCACGCCTATCTACGCATGAAGAAGTCTGCGCGATCAGGTATGAGCAGATCAATGCCAGGCTCAAGCGCATCGAGGGCATCATGATGAAGACCGCAGGCATCATGCTGGTGAGCATGGCCGGGACTATCTTTGCGGCGATCTGGATTGCAAAATGATTGAGCAGGCCGCTGCCGAGCCTATAGAGATTGCACCGAGTCTCTTGCAGCAGACGCAGCAGCCGCCAGAAAAGAAGTACGAATGCGTGAGGTGGGCCTGGACAGGTGACGTTTACGACAGGAAAGTGTTTTGTCTTGAGTGGCGCGAAAAGAAATGATCGATCCAGTAACCGCTCTTGCTGCCATCTCCTCGGCAGTTCAGCTTGTCAAGAAAGTCTCGAAGACCGTTGACGATGTGGCCTCGCTCGGGCCGGTGTTGGGTAAGTATTTCGACGCCAAGGAGCAGGCCATCGAGGTGGTCAAGCAGGCCAAGGCTGGCGGCTTCAAGGGATCATCACTGGGCAAAGCGCTTGAGCTAGAGATGGCGCTGGAGTCGGCAAGGGAGTTCGAAGAGCAGATCAAGATGCTCTTTTTCCAGAGCAACAAGATGGACGTCTGGGCCAGAATCACGGCCAGAGCAAAGCAAATGGACATTGATGCTGCCCACGAGGCGCGGCGCAAGAAGGAAGCCAAGCAGCGCAAGCAAGCTGAGATTGAAGAGATGATCGCTATCCTCATCGGCCTGGCCGTTGGCGGCTTTGCTATCGCAGTGACCATCTGGGCCGTGATGCAGGCAATATGACTCGATCAGAACTTGAAGTCATCATCAAGAAACGCGCCGCCATTACGGTGACTATTTTTGCTGCGCTGTTGGCCGTCAATACTATGCTTGGCAACAGCAACAGCTCCAAAGTGTTGACCAACACCATTCAATCAAACAACCTGTGGGCTTGGTATCAGGCCAAGAACGTGCGCTCTGTGGTCTATGACGTAGCTGGCCGCGCAGACGCTGCCGCCAGGATGAAGATGGACATGGAAGACATCATGGCGCATGCGCATGCCCTTGAAGAGGAGCGCGACCATGCCAAGCAGCGCAGCCCCTACTTCACTTTTGCCGGGTCAGCTTTGCAGATCGGTATTGTGCTCTCGACCGCGGCCATCCTGGCCGTGACCATGCCGTTGTTTTGGGCCAGCGTGGCAGTTGGATCTGTTGGTGCTGCCCTAATGGCCTTTGCTTACTTTGGAGTCTGACTATGCTGACCCTTCTCTCGACGGTTGTTTCGTTCCTGATGGGTGGCCTGCCCAAAATCTTGGACTTCTTTCAGGACAAGTCCGACAAGAAGCATGAGCTGGAGCTGGCCAAGATGCAGACCGAGCGTGAGCTGCAGATGCTGGAGCGCGGCTATGCCGCCCAGGCCAGGGTCGAGGAGATCAGGCTAGATCAGATACAGGCCAACGCTGAGATGCAGCAGCAGCAGACTCTAATCCAGGCGCAGCAGGCTGAGATGCAGGCGATCTACGCGCACGACATGAGCCTCAACGAGGGCACCAGCACTTGGATGAAGAACCTGCGTGCCAGCGTGCGGCCTGTGATCACCTACGGATTCTTCTTCCTGCTGGTGTTCATTGATGCTGGCCTGTTCTGGTATGGATGGGAGCGGGGGGTAGACTTTGCAACCCTGTCAGACATGCTCTGGGATGCAGAGACCGCCACGCTGTTTGCCAGCATAATCGCCTTCCACTTCGGCGGCCGCGCATTCGGCAAATGAAAACATCCGACCGGGCCATTGCCATGATCAAGCACGACGAGGGCGTGCGGGTCAAACCATACCGCTGCCCGGCGCTGATCTGGACGGTTGGTGTGGGCCATGTCATTGACCAGACCCACATCCGGGTGCCGATGGAGGAGCGCAAGAACCTGCCCTTACCGCCTGGCTGGGATCGCACCCTAAGCATGGATGAAGTCAATGCAATACTTGCTAAAGACCTTGAGAACTTTGAGCGAGGTGTACTACGACTCGCTCCTAATCTTGCTGGCCATCAAAGTCGGTTCGATGCTTGTGTCAGCTTCAGCTTCAATGTAGGCCTGGGCAACTTCCAGCGCTCAACCATCCGCATGAAGATCCAGCGCGAGGAGTGGGACGCCGCGGCTGATGCTTTCCTCATGTGGACAAAGGCCGGGGGCAAAGAGCTCCCCGGCCTTGTCAGACGTAGGAAGGGCGAGCGTGCCCTGTTCCTATCTACTGCGCCGCCGCTCCCAGCGCATTGATCCGCTTGCTGTAGGCGGCGGTGTGCCTGATCCGCTTAACCATATCGACG